GTTATGTATAACAATGTGCCTACGAAAGTTCTGACCGGCGAGGTTCGCCTGTCCTATGTCAATCTCGTGCAGCCGAGGGTGAACAACAACGACCCTACGGCTACCCCCAAATATTCCGTGACCCTGTTAATCCCCAAGACCGATACGGCGGTCAAGCAGAACATCGACGCCAGCATTGAGGCCGCCGCTGCCGATGCGCAGGGCAAGATTTGGAACGGCGTTCGCCCTCCTGTCATGCCCATCCCCATCCATGACGGCGATGGCGTCCGCGAGAACGGTACGCCCTACGGTCCCGAGTGCAAGGGCTGCTGGGTCATTACAGCCAGCTCCAAGAACAAGCCGCAGGTGGTTCACCAGAGCGACATCAACACCGAGCTGCTCCCGCAGGACATTTACAGCGGTATGTACGCCCGCGTGACGATCAACTTCTTCGGTTACAACCGTGCGGGCAAGCGCGGCGTAGGCTGCGGGCTGGGCAACGTGATGAAGACCCGCGATGGCGAGGCCCTTGCCGGTGGCGCCAGCGCAGCAGCTGATTTTGCCGGTGTCGGTATGGAGGCCGGCGCTCCCGCTACTCCCGCCTATGGCGCGGCTATGCCGGCCACTCCGGGGCAGATGACGTACTCCACTCCGGGGCAGATGACGTACTCCAACACGGGTATGCAGCAGCCCAACCCGCTGGGCGTCCAGCCGGGGGCAATCAATCCCTTAACCGGCCAGCCGTACTTTGGATAAATCGAGCAAAGGCGCACGGCCACCCATAAGTGGTCGTGCGCCTTTTTCATTAAGGAGGATAAACGCTATGAAGAAACTGACCTGCCCTGTGTGTGGAACCGAATTCATTCCGCAGATTGCGGATCACTACGTAGCTGTGACCGATAACGCCGGTTCCGTGTTGAGCCGCCTCGCAGGGAGTGCGAAGCCCGAAACCTATTATGACGCTTTTGACTGCCCGCAGTGTGGCTGTCAGCTGCGTCCGAATACTCGTCTGGTGGAGGTTCCTGAAAAGGAGGAAGACCATGAAAAGAGCTGAGATTTTAGAGGCCGCTCGTGTCTGCGTATGCGGGGAACGCCAGCAGGACTATGGCACACCGGAGAACAACTTTGAAACCATCGGCCTGTTGTGGGGCGTCTACCTGCGAGCTTCTCATCCTGAGCTGGCTAAGGTCATGGCAATCAACCACATCAACGCCAAAGACGTGGCTACTATGATGGGGCTGCTAAAGGTGGCTCGGATTGCCACCGGGTACAAGGAGGACAACTTTGTGGACCTTGCCGGTTACGCAGCCTGTGCCGGCGAAATCGCCGCCGCTGAGAGAGGGGGCGGCGACCATGAATAACGGCGTATTCCGAATTGAATATCCGACAGGCTATATGGAGCTGAATGTCAGAGAGTTCTTCGCCAACGCAAATAAAAAGCAGATGAAAAAGGTTCTCAAGCTGGCAAAGCAATATTGCAGCGACCCCCGCAGAGAGGAGCTTATCGGCATACTGCGGTCCGAGGTTGACCGGCTGAACGAAGTGGTTAAGACGCTGGAAAGCCTGAGACAGTCCGAGCAATACCATCTGCTGGCGTTCTTCCCGCAGGTGCGGATTGAGCCGTCCAGCTATGAAAAAGCCTTGCGCCGGCAAAGGGGGAAACTCACGGAGAGCATGGCTCTGATTAAGGACGAGAGGTGGGACGGATGACGCATATCTCGATTGACATTGAAACATACAGCAGCGTCCCTATCGCAAAGGCCGGGGCGTATAAGTACGTGCAAAGCCCTGACTTTGAGATTCTGCTGTTCGCGTACAGCGTAGATGGCGGTCCCGTAGAAATCGTGGATCTGGCTCAGGGAGAGCTGCTGCCGGAATGGTTGTTCGACGCTCTGGGCAATCCCGCTTACATCAAACACGCCTACAATGCGGCATTCGAGTGGTACTGCCTCTCGAAATTCTGCGGGCACTTGCTGCCGGTGGACCAGTGGCGGGACACGATGCTTCACGGCCTCTACTGTGGATTTACCGCAGGACTGGACGCAACCGGCAAGGCTCTGGGCCTCCCCGCTGAAAAGCAGAAGCTCTCGGTCGGCAAGGCACTTATCCGCTATTTCTGCGTCCCCTGCGCCGCCACACAAAGCAACGGCGGCAGGACACGGAATCTCCCCAAGCACGACCCCGATAAGTGGGAGCTGTTCAAGACTTACTGCAAGGGCGATGTTACGACCGAGATGGAAATTGACCGCCGGCTGTCGAACTTCCCTGTCCCTGCGGACATTGAGAAGCAGTGGCAGACCGATCTCCTCATCAATGCAAGGGGTGTTGCGGTAGACATGCAGATGGTGCGCGGGGCGTTGGAAATCGACGCCGCCTCCCGCGACAAGCTAACGGCAGAGGCGGTCTCCATCACCGGCCTTGAGAATCCGAACAGCGTGTCGCAGCTCAGCAAATGGCTTGAGAGCAATACGAACCAGCCAGTGGGAGACCTGCGAAAAGACACGGTTGCGGCGATGCTTGACAGTAAATCCGTGACAGGTCCCGCAGAGAGGATGCTGGAAATCCGTCAGGAGCTGGGCAAGACGAGCACGAAAAAGTATGACGCAATCGAAGCCGCCGTGTGCAGCGACGGGCGTGTTCGGGGTCTGCTCCAATTCTATGGGGCGAACCGCACCGGAAGATGGGCGGGGCGGCTCGTGCAGGTGCAGAACCTGCCGAGGACCTACATCGACATGAAAACACTTCCGTGGGCGCGGAGCGCGGTCAAGGAACGGAGCGCCGATAAGCTGCGGTGTATGTACGGCTCTGTGCCTGATACCCTTTCACAGCTCATCAGGACATCGTTTATAGCGTCCAACGGCAATACCTTAATTGACGCGGATTTCAGCGCCATCGAAGCACGAGTTATTTCGTGGCTGGCGGGAGAACAGTGGCGGCTCGAAGTATTCAGGACGCACGGCAAAATCTACGAGGCGTCTGCCAGTCAGATGTTCGGGGTTCCGATTGACCGAATCAAAAAGGGAAATCCCGAATATGAACTGCGGCAGAAAGGCAAGGTCGCTGAACTCGCCCTCGGCTATCAGGGCAGCACGGGCGCTCTGATTGCGATGGGCGCTCTGCGAATGGGCATACCCGAAGATGACCTGCCGGACATCGTTTCCCGCTGGCGTGACGCGAACAGGCGCATCGTGGACCTGTGGTACGCAGTGGAGAACGCGGCGGTATCGGTCATTCAGACAGGGCGGCCTGCGGGCGTGAGAAACCTTATCTTCGCCCGAGAGATGGACATTGAACACGGGCTGGACTTCCTGACGATAACGCTGCCGAGCCGCAGAAAGCTGTACTACGCGAACCCGCAGCTCGGTGTGAACTCGTGGGATAAACCATCCATCTTGTATAGCGGCGTGAACCAGACAACCAAGCAGTGGACGCAGCTTGAAACCTACGGTGGCAAGCTGGTGGAGAACTGCATTCAGGCAATCGCCCGCGACTGTCTCGCGCTTGCGATTGAGCATTTGGAGGACGCCGGGTATCAGGTGGTGTTCCATGTGCATGACGAAGTTGTGATAGATTGTCCTGCCGACCGAGCGGATCTGGACGATGTGGTGCGGCTGATGACGCAGCCCATTCCGTGGGCGCCGGATTTGCCGCTGAACGCAGACGGCTGGGTCGGGGACTTCTTTAGAAAGGATTGACGATATGACAAGGAAAGACAGAGAGGAAAACCCCGGCGAATCCTTTGACGGCGGTTATCACCTCTACGCAAAAGAGCAGCACGATGCGCGTGTTGCAAAGAACCCCGACCGGATTCAGTACGCCATAGAGCAGTTCCAGCGGAACAACATCGAGTTCACGCTGAAAAACGCCCAGAGCGGCCACTTCCACTGCCGCCGGCAGTCGGATGACAAGCTGTTTCAGTTCTGGGCGGGAACCGGCAAAATCATGGGCTACGACAATGTTCGCGGTATCCATGCGCTGATTAAGCTGCTCAAAAGGTAGGTGAGATTATGGCGCACGATAAGAAACCACATCTCTATAAGAACTCGGAGGGCTACAACGACCCAACTGTGGGCGAGGCGATGAGCAACATCGAGGCCGAGGAGCGCCGGGTGCTTGAGCGGATAAGCGCGCTCATCCCGATTATGAAGAAGACCGCTGAACTCGTCGGTTTTGAGGTGGTCGGGCGCATAATCCTCATGGATAAGGAAACCGGCAAGAAGTACAAGTAAAGGAGGGCTGGGCTTAATGCAATACGACAGAGAGATAACGATAACTGTCGGCAACAACCGAAAAAGCGTAAACTGGCAGCCCCAGTCCATCATGCTGTCAGAGTTCTACGAGAAGCTCAGGATTCCGAACCGCTCTACCGAGACCATGCAGGAATACCTGAACCTGAAAAAGTCGGAGCAGGACGATAAAAAGGACATCGGCGGGTTCGTCGCTGGTACGCTGTCCGGTCCGCGCCGCAGGGCGGGGGCCGTGACGGGCCGCGACATCATCACGCTGGATTTCGACACGATACCGCCGGGAGGCACAGATGAAATCCTGAAACGGGTGGACGGGCTTGGGTGCGGATACTGCATCTATTCCACGCGCAAGCACTCGCCCGCAAGCCCCCGTCTCAGAATATTAGTCCCTTTTGACCGGACGGTCACTGCGGACGAATATGAGCCGTCTGCACGGTTCGTGGCGTCCCTTATCGGCATAGAGTTCGCAGACCCGACCACGTTCGAGGCCACACGCCTGATGTACTGGCCGAGCTGCTGCTACGACAGCGATTATGTGTTCACCTTTAGCGACAAGCCGCTGCTTGACGCTGATGGGCTGCTGCGCATGATTGACGAGCGGCTTGGGGACTGGCGGGACGTGTCGAAATGGCCGCAGGTTCCGGGCGCGGATAACGCCTATAAGAAGCTGG